TTTTAGCTGGGTTTGGTATTGGCGCGGGTGATCCTGAAGAGCAATTCAAAATTCTGCCGCAGGCATATTGCGAGTTAGCTCAAATGTCAACACGCAGCGCAAATGTTTATCGTTATGCGTTGTACCGACACAACAAGGAAACAATGACAATGAATATCCCTGTTGATTTAACAGCAACGCAATTCAACAGCCTAGATAATTTCAACTTCCAAAATGTTGGATATGGCCAGTTCACGGGAACAGCTATTTACCGCGATTTAGAAGTTATGTATTTCGACCATACTTAAACAATAAGAGGAGTCAACAATGTTAATGCAAAATGTTTCGTCTGCGCAGTATAAATTTAGTTTTGGGATGATTGATGCTGGAGAGACTTTTGAGGTTGATGACCAAGAAGGGACTCGCGTTTTGGGTATGTATCCACAAGCGTTTAAAGCAATGGAACCTTTGAAAATCAAGAAAACCGAAAAAACAGAAGTCGAGCCGGTCGAACCAAAAGCAATAATTGCACCAGTACAATTACCAGATCGCTCAGCACCCGTTTCTAAGACAAAAGTAATTACCAAGCGCGATGATAGTATTACGCAATCCGCCGGCGAGACGAAAAACAGTTAATAAAGGATGATAATGTGGCGTATACAAACCCGACTAAAGTTGATTTTAAAGCATATTTTACTCGTGATTTCCAATACGCCGCGGATCAGACAGATCCGACAAAAGTGCTTGATGCTGACATCGATAAAGCCATTAACCTGGCGGCATTAAATATCAATCAAGCACTTTTTAGTTCACAAGCAGAATACACCATTGAGTTTTTATGGTTAACAGCACATTATTTATGTAATGATCTTATGACTAGTTCACAGGGAATTAACGGGTCTTTTCCTTGGCTGACTGAATCAAAAATCGTAGGAAGTGTATCAGAGTCTTTTTCCATTCCCGACACCATTAAAAAGAACCCATACTATACCTTTTTAGCCACCACCCGATATGGAACTCATTATTTAGCAAACATTATCCCTCGTCTGATTGGAAATTTTGTTATAGCCGCCGGAACAACCACACCAGCATAATGGATATTAAATACAACACAGATGGATTGGAAAAGTTAAAAAAAGCCTTTGCAGGTCGATCCTATGTAAAAGTGGGCGTATTATCAGAGGGTGCGGCGCGTAATAACGACTATTTACTATCCCGATATAACAAGTTTAAAAATGATGAATCCATTCCCGAGTCTATCCGAGAAGGATTACTACGTACTTATCAAGAAAACCCATCTAACGCTGACGTGGGGGCATCATTAGAATTTGGTGTTGTTAGTAAAAAGGTACCGGCGCGGCCTTGGCTAATGGCTTCCGTCACGTCATCCATTATAAATATCATAAAACAAGACAAAAAAATTATTGAACTTATGGCGAAAAGGGGAAAGCAGGACGATTCTTTACAGATTATTGGAGCGATAGTTGAAGATAAAATTCAAGAGGCGTTTGAAACAGAGGGGGATGGAAAGTGGCCCGGATTATCGCCAATCACCATCAAGTTAAAAGGCTCATCAGCCATTGGTATTGATACCGCACAATTAAGAAAGTCAGTATCAAGTCAGGTGGTATCACAATGAGCAACGTGTCACCTATCTTTAACGCAAATATAATGACGCTAGATCAAAACACAGCATCGCTACCAATTATGAGTGGGACATTGCGTGGATGGTTTAGGGCTATTACGTTTAGTGTTAAAGCCCAAAGCGTAAGTGGTGGATTAATGACTGAGACGTTTGTTGATACAACTTTTATGGGCGTTGTCCAGCCACTAAACCGGAAAGACCTTTTATTAAAACCTGAAGGTCAGCGGTCTTGGCAATGGCTACAAATTCACGCGTTGCCGGGCTTAGTTTTAAACACGGACGACATTATTAAATATAACGGAGAAAATTACAGAATTTTAGGAACTTGGAACTGGGACAGTTACGGATATGTGGAATATCACGCTATAAAGGATTATGCCAAACCATGACAAATAATGTTCCGGAACCAATGCCCATTCAGATTTTATGCGATATTATCCGAGCTGAATTGGTATTAAATGAAAATCAGGTTTTGGTGTATAATCAAAAATGGGACATACCACCAAACGAGGATTTATATGTGTCCCTCTCCATCATAAGCGCGATCGTTTATTGTGGAAGTAATGTTCAAAGCTATGCTTCAGAAACCGGATACACCGAAACGAAGACAATTCAAAAACTTGAGATAATCGGCATTGATATAATGTCAAAAGGAATACAGGCATTATTGCGCCGATATGAAATCATCATAGCGCTGCAATCGGTTTATAGCCAACAGCAACAGGAAAAATATAATATTAAAATATGCCGATTACCAATAAATTTTATTGATTTATCCTATTTGGAGGGAGCTGCAAGATTAAATAGGTATCACGCGTCAGTACATGTTTACTCGACGCTAGAAATGACTAAAAGCATTAATTATTTTGACACGTATTCATATTTGGTCAAAACAAACAAATAAAAAAGGAGTAAATTTATGAACCAGATTAATATTGCAAATATTGTAAGCGTAAGCGTTTCGCAAGCATCTGCGGGGGCAGCTGAATATAGCACATCAAATATTGCTATTTTTACAGCAGAGACGCCAGTCACTCCATTATCTGATGTTTACGATGTATATACTGACCCAACCACTGTTGCAACAATATGGGGGTCTGCCAGTGAGACATTTTTACAAGCGACAGCCATTTTTGCACAGGCACCAAATATTTTAGTTGGTGGTGGTAAATTAGTAGTCATCCCATTATTAACCACATCAGCAACGGCGGGCACTTTTAACACTCCCGACATCAGTTTAAATACAAGCAATTTTGACAGTGTTGCTAACGGCGCATTAAAGGTTAAAATTGACGCGGCTAGCACATACACAACTATTACAGGATTATCTTTTGGAGTGGCTCCAACGTTAGCTCATATTGCAAGCATAATAAGTGCGGGTATCACAGCATCGGGAGTAACGGCGGCAGTATCAGGAGGAACCATTGTTTTTACGTCTGCTACCACTGGCGCGGCATCAAAAGTAAAAATTCAAGCGGCATCATCTGGTACCGACATTACCGCACTTGGATATCTGGACGTTTTATTAGGAACCACCGTTGATGGACAGGCATCTGGTGCTACAGAGACCGTTAAAAACGCTATTATCCGAACAAAGGACATCATCTATTATCAAGGTATTTTAGCAACAAAAAGTTTAACTAGCGAAGTCAACGGCAGTGCATTAGCGACTTATGTTCAGGGAATTGATAAACTATTATTTTTCCCATCCAGTGATGTAACTCAATTAAATTCGTCAAGCGACTTTGACAATGTTAGATCAGCGGGAAATACCAATACACGTTGTCTTTATTACTCCGTATCAGATCAGACCGCGCGTATTTTCGCAGCAGCCTATGCATCGAGAGGTATGGCCGTTAATTTTAACGCATCAAACACTACCACAACGCAGCATTTAAAAACGCTAACAGGTATCACGGGTGACACATCCATTACCCAGACAATACTAGGAAAAGCGTTAGCCGTTGGTGCAGATTGTTATCCATTGATTGCAAATTTATCAAAGATTTATTCAAGCGGTACAAATAGTTTTTTTGATGATATTTTTAATCTGTTATGGTTTAAGCTTTCTTTACAAGTAAACGTTTTTAATGTTCTAGCGACGACAGCCACAAAAATTCCTCAGACCGAGGATGGTATGGACGCGATTAAATCAGCTATCCGGCTATTATGCGATCAGGCCGTATCAAATCGGTTTGTTGGGCCCGGTACGTGGACAGCAGCGGATACGTTTGGTGACCAAGCAAACTTTTTACGCAATATTATTGAAAAAGGATACTACTTGTATTCATCACCTGTATCGAGCCAGTCGGTAGCTGATCGGGAAGACCGAAAATCCCCAGTCATTCAAGTTGCAATTAAGTACCAAGGAGCAAGTCATTCATCTGACATTATTATTAGTGTCAACAAATAAAGGAGGTTACGATTATGGGTAAAGTATGTTTTACAGGCAATGATACTATAAAATTTAACGGCGACATTTTTACGGGGTTTGTAAGTGGTGACGTTTTAACAATTGCATTCCCAAATGATATCGTAAATGTTAAACGAGGAAAAGACGGTGTAGCCATTTATTCATTCAATGAAATGGGAAAAGTTGTGGATGTTACATTAAAAGTCTTAAGAGGCTGCGACGATGATAAAAAGATTCTTACAGCGTTATCGTTAATGAAGAGTAATTTTAACAATTTTAGCTTATTAAGCATTGACGTTACCAGGATGCTTGGCCCTTCAGCCGGTGCCGACAATTACATGTTAACCGGTGGAGTGTTTACAAAAAGCAACCCTGAGTTTAAAACAAACGTTGAGGGCGATGTTGAGCAAGGCGTGGCAATTTATATGATGAAGTTTACGGCTGAAAGCAGGAGCATTTCCTAATGAACACAACCATTACGCTACAGAGCGGCGCGAAACTTGAGATCACAATGTTAAGTGTTGAGGCAGGATTTAAACTGTCTCAATCTGTTTTAAGAGAAATGAAAGATGTTGATATATCAGGGTTTAATTTGAACGACATCATGTCAAGCGATTTAACCCCGTTGAAAAATATAGTTTGTCATTTTATTGCATCCGATCAAATGTTATCAGATTTAAGACCTGCATTAGACAGAGCGTTGTATAACGGCCAAAAAATATCAAATGATACCTTTGAATCACTAGAGTCACGGTCAGACTACATTATCGTTTTATGGGAGGTACTCAAATATAATTTGATGCCTTTTTTACCCAAAAGCGTTTTAGGATTACTGAATCCGTCGAAATAAGCAGCCGGCGACTACCTAAAACGGCTATTAATTGTAATGATTTAATTTTAATAGGATTAAAACTATCGCGGGCGGGATATGGGACCATAAATGAAATTATGGCTATGCCATCAGAGTATGTGATGAGCGCGTTGGAATATGAGTATTTTTGCAACCAATACGAAAACGCATATTTTGAGTTAAATAAGGAAACACCATGAAACTTGGAGAATTTTTTGTTTCGATAGGGGCAAAGGGGGACGCTACCGGACTAAATAGCTTTAAGTCAGGGCTAGACTCCTTATTTAATTCGAGCCTAAAAACCAAAATGGAAATTGCTGGCATAGCTGCGGCGATATCATTGACAACACAAGAGAGTATCCGAGGGGCCGTTGAATATAGTAATTTTGCACTTCAAACGGGGTTATCTGCCAGACAGATGAAAATATGGCAGTACGCAGCAGAACAAAATAATGTATCCGGCCAAGACCTTGTCCAAACAATAAAATCCATTCAGAAAGCTCAAGCGGAAATTTTAATGGGTGGCGGGAACGCTCGTCCCTTTTATCTTTTAGGTGTCAACGTGCGAGAGCAGGACACTTTTAAAGTATTGGAAAGAGTTAGATCAGCGACAGCCAATATGCCGCCGGCAATAGCCTCGCAGATTATGGGACAGATGGGAATAGGTCAGAATTTTTTAAATATCTTCAGAAGTCAAGCGTTTGAGCTGGGAAAGGTTAATAAAGAACTCATTTTATCCGAGAAAGAATATGCGAAATTGCTTGAGTTAAATCGCACATTAAAAGATTTAACCTTCACATTATCATCAACTATAAGCCGTATTGTTATTGCATTAAAACCAGCTTTAGAGGGAACACTTGAGATTTACAAACATATATCAATGGGCGCACAGGACGCTTTCCGTTATACAGGCCGATTAATAGAGCAATTCCCGATATTAAAAACTGCGTTAGTGGCTATAGGGGCAGTGGCAATGGTTGCCTTTGCGCCAATAACGGCAGCATTTCTGGCACTATTTTTAATATTGGATGACATTTATGTATATCTAAAGGGCGGTGATAGTATTATTGGCCGAATCGAGAAGTTTTTCAAAAAAATAGATTTTTTACCCAATTGGATGAAAGATTTTAAGCCGTTATTTACAAGCTTAAAAGATATTGTGTCAGGAGAGCTAGTTCAGGCTTTAGAAGGTGCAAAAGTTTTGGGTGAAGTTGTATTTAAAATTATATCATACTGGTTAGATAGAGCGTCGGTTTTGCTAGGCTTTTTTGTTAATGTAATTGAGAAAGTTATGGAATTTACAAACACAAAAGCAAAGGGCGGCTTGTCATTTAAAGAATACAGGACAATGGAAAAGTCACCGGGACTTCAGATGGCATATAACAAGGGAAGAGATGCTCGCGAGGCTGTCAATACGTCGGACGTCGATACCTTCCGGAAAAGCACCGAGTATTTAAAATACACCAAAGAGCAAAAAGAATATTTTGAAAAAGCTTTAAATTATACCGCTCCATTTGAAAAAATGATAAATGAG